TTAGCCGTGACGCGGGCGCGCAACCTGCGTTGAGACCGTGCGGCCGCGCAGCTCGACCGTCTCGCCGACATCCCAGCGCAGCGCCTCCTCGTCGCGCGCCTCCATGACTGCGGAGGCCGACGCGAGCACGTTGCCCGGCTCGTTCTTGGCCAGCTCGGTGAGTCGGGCCGCTTCGTTCACCGGGTCGCCGATCACGGTGTACTCGAATCGAGCCTGTGCGCCGATATGCCCGGCGATCGCCCGTCCGGCGGAGACTCCGATGCCGAAGTCATTGGAGCCCAACACATTGGTCAGCTCGCCCGACAGCTCACGAGCGGCCGCGAGTGCCGCTGCGGCACCGTCCGGGTGGTCGATCGGGGCACCAAAAATCGCCAGCGCCGCGTCACCCTGGAACTTGTTCACGAAGCCGCCGTGCTTGTTGACGGTGTCGACGATGACCCGGAAGAACTCGTTGAGCACCCGTACGACCACCGCGGGTCCCCGAGTGGACGCCAACTGGGTGGACCCCACCAGGTCGACGAAGAGCACCGCGACGCTGCGCTCCTGGCCTCCCAGTTCGGTGCCGTATTCGAGCGCCCGGCGCGCCACGTCTTCGCCGACGTAACGGCCGAACAGGTCGCGTAGGCGTTGCCGTTCACCGAGATCGCGCACCATGTCGTTGAACCCGGCTTGCAGCAGTCCGAGCTCGCTGGCGTCGTAGATGGGCACATGAGCGTTGTAGTTGCCGCGCTGCACTTCGCTGAGAGCCCAGCGTAACTGGCGCAGCGGATCGGCGATCGAGGTCGCCACCAGCAGGGTGCCCATGAGTCCGATGGCCAGCGCGATGATCGCCAGGATCAGGATCGACCCGGTGAGGTTGTCGGCATTGGACTTCAGGTACCCCGCCCGCTGCCCGACCACGGTCAGCACGATCGCCAGGATCGGCACGCCGGTACTCAGTGCCCAGGTGAGAATCTGGCGGACGATAACGCCTGGGGCGGTGACGTTTTCGGGAACACCGCGACGCAGGGCCTGAATGGCGACCGGCCGCAGCACGCGCTCGGACTGCAGATAGCCGATGATGCTGGTCGTGGTCGCGCCCAGCACGGTCGCAAATGCCGCGACCAGCACCGAGCTGTGGGTGGATGACCAGGTGACCGCGACGAAGATGGCCCCGCCGACGAGCCACGTCGCGACACTGATGACGGTCCGATAGAACGGCATCTGCAAGGCTCGCACCCGGACCGCTTCGGAGCCTTCGGACTCGAAGTCGGGGGACCGGTACTGCCAGCGCAGCACCGGCAGGAGCAGATAGGTGCTGACGATGGCCCCGACGACGAACAGGATGAACAACGAGAAGCCCAGGATGATGAGCCGCGTCGGGCCAAGTTCGGTGAGTTCGACACGATCGCTCGGTGGCAGACCGAACCGCAGGAACCCCAGTACGAACAGGGCTCCGACCAGGTTCGACTGGGCAATACCCATGATGAAGAGGGGCCATGGCGTCCGCATGACCCACCGCGAATACCGGGCTGCGCGTGCGAGCGGGCGCCGATCGGGCCTACCCTCCGCGCCAGTCACCCGTTAACCGTAGCTGTCGGCGGTGACGGAGGCGTTTCACACGCCTGTGCCGAGGCGGTTGGAGTCGGTGCCGGCGACTAGGGTTGGTGGGCGATGAGCGGGGTTTTCGGGCGCCTGGTGGATCAGGGAGCGGTGGTTTCCACGCTCTCGTCCTCGGCATTGGCTGCACGCGGTGACGATGCGGGGCGAATGACGCACGCATGGTTGTTTACCGGTCCGCCCGGTTCGGGCAGGTCGGTGGCGGCTTTGTGTTTTGCCGCCGCACTTCAGTGCGAATCGGGGGACGTCGCCGGCTGCGGTGCGTGCCGTCCGTGCACGACCACGATGGCGGGCACCCATGCTGACGTGCGCAGAGTGGTGCCGGAGGGGCTCTCGATCGGTGTGGACGAGATGCGTGCCATCGTGCAGGCGGCGTGGCGCAGACCGAGCACGGGACGTTGGTTGGTGGTGCTCATCGAGGACGCCGACCGGTTGACCGAGGGGGCGGGCAATGTACTGCTGAAGGTCGTCGAGGAGCCGCCGCCTCGGACGGTGTTCCTGTTGTGCGCACCGTCGGTGGACCCCGAGGACATCTCGATCACCCTGCGGTCGCGCTGCCGTCATGTGGCACTCGTCACTCCTTCGGTCGCGGCCATCGCGCAGGTGTTGGTGGACCGCGATGGCATCGATGCCGAGCAGGCCCAGTGGGCGGCCTCGGTGAGTGGTGGCCACGTGGGCCGGGCCCGCAGACTCGCCACCGATGAGCAGGCGCGTGCGCGTCGGCTCAAGGCGTTGGGGCTGGCGCGGGAGGCGGCCACTCCGAGCCGGGCCTACGCGGCCGCCGAAGAGCTGGTCACCAGTGCCGATGCCGAGGCCAAGGAGCTGACGGCCGCGCGTAACGAGGCCGAAGAGGAAGAGCTGAAAACCGCGCTGGGGGCGGGCGGCACCGGGAAGGGCGCGGCGACGGCACTGCGCGGATCCGCCGGCGTCTTGAAAGATCTTGAGCGGAAGCAAAAATCTCGCCAGACCCGGGCCTCACGAGACGCGCTGGACCGTACGCTCATCGATCTGGCGACCTACTTCCGGGACGCCTTGGTGTTGTCTTTCGGCGCCGCAGGCCAGGGTCGGGTGGCCCTGCATCATCCCGATATGGCCGACAGGCTCGGTCCGATGGTGGACAGAGTGCCGCCCGAGCAGCTGCTGAAGTGCATCGAGGCGGTCCTGGAATGCCGAGAAGCGCTGGCCGTCAATGTGAAGCCCAAGTTCGCGATCGACGCACTGGTCGCGACGGCAGGTCAGGCGTTGCGGCCTTCGGAGTAGGTAACGCGATTGGGTCTGCCAGGGTGTCTGCCGTAGACTCTCGGGCGCCGGGTTCGCCCGGCGCGCCACCCTAGCTCAGTCGGTAGAGCAATTCACTCGTAATGAATAGGTCCGGGGTTGGCTTCCCCCGGATTGTCACCGCCGCCGCCGGGGCCACGGTCCGGAACGGGCTTAATCCCGGCCGTCACGTAGATGTATGAAATCCCGGTACCTGCGCAGGCGCGATCAAGCTCGTCCACTGCCCACGCGACCTTGCCTGAGATTCGAGTAGACATCGCCTGGGGCGAGATTCCCACCGCGCGGGCCAGTTCGGTGTACTTGATCCGTCTGCCTGCGCACTCTTCACGGATTCGGCGGGCCACGGCAGCCGCCCGCGATTCGCCGCGATCACCATCAACAGCCATCAAGGTCGTCATGAGGTGAACTTTAGGTCATTCCTGTTGCAAAGTCTATCGCTCAGCGGTAGTCATCTGCGACACACCGTAGAAATTCACGTCGATGGACTTGCGTCAAGCTACTGCTGAGCAGTAGAACTACATGTATGTCACTAATGACTACTGATCAGCGAGTGGCGGCGAATGTGCGGGCTGAGTTAGCCCGTAGGCGGGTTAACCGGCAAGCCCTGGCCAAGGCGATGGGTATCGGCCCGATGGCCGTTTCGCGCCGGATGTCTGGTCAGGTTTCGTTTTCGATCGCCGAGCTATTCCAAGTCGCTGAAATCCTGAAAGTTGACATCGCGGCACTCATCACGATCGATCAAGCGATTGCATCGTGAACCGCAATCAGCCCAAGGCTGCCCTGCCTCTGGGCGACTTCGGCATGCCCGGAGTCACCCAGTCTTGACCCGTCCGCCAAACAACTGAATACGGAAATACCCCAGGGCCGGGCACCTCTGCCAAGAACCACCCGGACCCCGGGGCCACTGCAACCAGGATAGGAGAACCCTGGCATGTCCCACCGTAACCCCGACAACTATCTGCGCGTCGGAGCCGTCCCCGCCGCGATCATGCGACACGCATTCTGGACTGTGGCCGCGCTCGCCCTCGTCTACGCGCTCGTCATGCTATTCGCGTACCAGTACGCACAATTCGCCATCTGCATGGCGCTCGTGCTCGTCGCGTCCTGCATTGATTTGTGGGTGCACCGCCGTGGCCGGTACCGAGATCGATCGGCCACATTGCTGCTGTGCGCAGCCGTGGCCATCAGTGTGACGGCGCTCTTTTCGCAGTTGGGGGTGGCCGCATGAGTGACACAACGCCAAATGTCATGCAGCTCAACAAGGTAATCGACAAGGTATCCGACGCCATGGCCGCGATCACTGCGACCGCCGCCGCTGCCGAATTTGATCTGGGGCCGGACATCGACGCTCTCGAACGCGGTCTGTCCGAGTTCTTCACCGACCGCGACGCGCGAGTATGTGCTAGCGCCGTACTCAAGGATTCGGTCTAATGCAGAAGCCCACCAAAGCATTTGCCGACATGGTGCTTGAACTTGCGGACAGGCTACTGGCTGTCCTCAAGGAGATATACCCGGACGGCGACAATCAGGGCAGCCTGATCGTCAGCCCGGACTCGTTACGGGCAGTCGCGCGCGAATTCATGGGGAAGTCCGAGTCTCACGAATCGCCAGGGCATTTCGAGCCTCTACGTCCGATCACGATGTACCAGGCGCAATGCACGTTATGCGGCACTGTCGTTGATGACTACGGCGACTACTCGTGCATGGACGACGACGCCGTCATCGGCTACGTGTGCGAGTCTCTCGGCTGGTTTGAGGTCACTCGCCGTGAGCCAGCGCCGACGGTCGAGAGACCGAATCTCGTCATCGTGCACACAGTCGAGCTGTTGTGCCCAGACTGCCAGCGCTGCGAGGTCTGCGGCGCTATGAATCCGGCTGAGATTGACGAACATCTGGTGTGCGTGGTCCACGAGGCTCACGACTTCTCCGTCGCCGAGGCGGGCTCATGATCGGCGATCAGCCGATCGGCGAGTACCCGCCGATCGACACGTGCGACCTGCTGCCAATGGAGCTGCGGCACCGGGCACTTATCGGCGTGAAGGGCGCATGCGAGGTGCTGGCCAGCCTTATCGGCGTCGATCTGTTCCCTGATTTCACAAGCGATTTCGCGGCGCTTCTGCGCATGCCGATCGCCTCATACAAGTAGTAGGGAGACCCTTTCGTGTCACGTTCAGAAGACCCGTTCATCCTAGATTTGCAAGCCGGTGCCAGTGCGGTCGGCGAAATTCACTCCTTTACAACCGATTCCATCGAGATACATGGAATCTTCACCCTCGGGCAAGGGCTCGTTTTACGGCCCGGCGCAAAGGTTTACGTCCTTGCCGATACCGACGCGTTGGAGGTGATCAACGGATTCATCGCCGACGCCCAGGAAGCCGCCGACGAGGGCGCCGCAGACAAGGCCGTGCGCGCCGCCGTCGAGTCGTTCGCCGATGAGGTAATCGAAGCTGTCAGGGACTCTGCTAATCGTGCAGCTCCCTCACAGCTCGACGGTGCACAGAAGCTCGCCGAGGCGGTTATCGCGGCCATCGAGAAGGCTAAGCGGGGCGACGAATGAAGTTCGCGATCGATACTGATCTGCTCGCCGAGACCATCACGGCGGCAATTAGTTCCCTACCGGCGCGGCCGACATCGCCGGTACTGGGTGGGGTGTTGATTGAGGCCGGTATCGGCGCAGTCACGATGTCCAGTTTCAACTATGAGCGCGCCACTAAGCGCACCGCCGCCGCGATGGACGTTGCCGAGCCTGACACGGCGGTCGTGTCGGGGAAGCTGCTGGCCGCGATCGGGGGCAATCTCCCTCGGAACAAGGACGCCACCGTTGACGTGAGCGGGCAGGAAATGGTTATCACGGCGGGCCGCACGGCTTTTCGGCTACCTCTGCTGCACGGTGAGGACTATCCCGAGCTGCCGATTATGAAACCTGCCGAGGATGCCATCGGCACCGTCGACGGTGACACGTTCGCCGAGGCCGTACAGGTCATCGGCGCCCTGGCCTCCACCGAGGAGCAGCCCGCCAAGCTGACTGGAATCAACCTCACGTTCAGCCCAGATGGCTTATGGCTGTGCGCAACTGACCGCTACATCGTGGGACGACGGCGGCTTGACTGGTCGGGCACCACCGATGTGCAGGCTTTGGTTCCAGCTGCCGATCTACTTGCCACGATCAAGGCCGCAGCCGGTTCCTCGCCAGAGAACATCGAAATCCTGTTGCGCAACAGTTCGATGTTCGGCCTGCGCACCCCATCGACCACGGTCATGACGCGTTGCCTGGCTGAGGAATTCCCGCCTATGGAAACGGTACTCACCCCCGCCGTCTACGCGGCCACGGCTACCGTAGCCACTGCCGAGCTTGCGGACATGCTGCGCCGGGCCTCTTCCATCGCCGACGACGGCAACGCCCAGATCGACATCGAGGTTGACGCGGGCGGTCTCTCGGTGACGACCACCAAGAGCGCCACGGGCAAGGTTAACGACAGCATCGCCTCTGTGCACCAAGGCGACTACCGCCGTGTCGCATTGTCGGCCCGCCGTCTCAATAGCGCCCTGTCGGTGGTCGATGACCACGAGGTCACCTTGGGATTCCGCGAGACCGGCCAGCTGGTGAGCATCCACCCTGGCGCACTGGAACGCACCAACGACGCGGTGGACCTGCTGGCGTGCAACACCTTTGCGCTACTCATCGGAATCCGCGGGGCCTGAAACGATGCCCGCAACCAAGCACAGTGCCCGCGTCTTCATCGTGGTCGACCCGGTGCAGGGCTACGAAGAGACGTTGCAGATCCTCGGCGTATTCGGGTCCCTAAACGTCGCCAAGATGGCCACGCCGCGCCTCATGAGGGCCACATGGCGCTGGGACTCCTACCGCCACGCCGAGGTTCAGGAATGGCACGGCGACACCCACGTGAACACCTGGACTTACCACCCCGATCGCGGCTGGCAGTTCACCTCATGACCCGCAACAACGAAATGGAGACAGCGACATGACTTTCAACCCTGGACCGCTCTTCGCTATTGCCAACGACGACGACGTTAGGCACCGCCGCGATCTGCGTGAGCGGGCGCTCTACTCGGCGACGCTTCTGCACTGCGAGACCGGCGATGCCATGGCGATCTTTGATCGCGAGGGCGCCGCTACCGACGTGCTAGCCACCGCTCAGCAGTTCTACGACTGGATCGCCCAGGAGGCAGAGTGAGCACTCACGTTGGCGGCGCAACCCGCTTCTTTTGGTCTTGGCTCATCGGCGCGGCCACGTTCTCCATACTCGGCGTCGTCACGCACGCGGTGCTCGGCGACGCGCGCTCAGCGCTGATCGCCTCGGTGCTCGCAGTCGGCATCGTGGTAATCCAGCTGTGCGCCACCTACGGCGTGCATGCCTTGGTTCAGGAACGCATCACCGGGGCCGCTTACCGGTGGGCGCTCGCGATCGCCGTAGCGCTGGCCCTCGGTGCGTTCGTGCTCAACTTCGTGGCACTGCGCGACTTGGTGATCACCTGGGCGGGCACCGCGCCCGCCATCGCATGGATCGTGCCCCTGATCATCGACCTGGGCATGACGGCAAGCACCCTGGCGATACTGGCGCTCACCGACGCGCAACGCACCGAACAGCTGCACGCATCGGCGCATCCTGCCGCACAACCAGCGCCTACGGTGCACGTCGAAGTGCACAACACGGTGCGCACCGAGGCGCATGCCCTCGCGCAACCCGTGCAGGCCGATGTGCAGCCCGGACGGGCTGACGTGCATGCTGCGGTAGCTGCACGCCTCATCGCAGCGGGCGTGGTGCGCATCGCCCCTGAGCGCATCGTGAACGTCCTTGACGCGCACGCCGAGGGCATGGCGCCGGGGACCATCGCCCGATCGCTCGGCGTCGGGTTCAGCACCGTCAAGAACATCACGGCGGCGCTCGCGGTCGAAGGGGCCGTATCCCATGGCGCCTAACGCACCCGCACCCGTGGTGCGCCGCATGTTCGCCCTCTTCCGTGAGGGCGGTGTGCAGCCCCGGCCCGACCGGCTCGCGGTCGCCTCGTACATCACCTGGCGGCGCATCGGGTCCACCGATGACCTTGCCGAGGACGACATCCGGGCCATCGTCGCGACGCTGGAGTACTGGCGTTTGGCCGGCCAAATCGAGTACAGGTGCCGACGCATCGCCGAATCAATGCAGCAGGAGGTGCCAGCGTAGATGCTCACATTCGAGAATCGCCGGAAATGGACCCGCCTGGTCCTGCGGATGCCCAGCGCCGAGTTGTCCGCATCATGCAAGACCGTCCTGCTGGCGCTGGAAAGCTACGCGGACTACCGCGACGGCACTGGGGCGCACCCCGGTGAGGAGAACCTGTCCAAGGCCGCTGACGTGAACGTACGGACCGTGCGGCGGGCGCTGGCCACTGGGCGCGCGCTGGGACTGATCGAACAGACCTCGGCGGCAAACTCAAAGGCGGGCAAGGCAGCCGAATACAGCCTGACCTTGCCGGGCATCGCGGACGTTACGACCGGACACCCCAGTCCTGTCGAAAACTCCACGACCGGACACCCGAGTCCTGTGGACAACTCCACGACCGGACACCCCAGTCCTGTCGAAACGGTCCACGACCGGACAAATGCGTCGTTACGACCGGACACTGGTGTCCTCCCACCT